ATATGAAATTCTCACAATTTTTAACCGAAGCAAAAAAAGAAGGTGCTAATCTTCACCTAGAACATCTTGAAGATGAAATTCTAAATCGTGGTGTTGCGGGTGCTAGAGATGCGATTAATTTTCTACAGGCATTAAGAGATATGCTTGCAGGCCATTCAGCAGTAAAAGTAAACACCACAACAAAGTGGGATGGTTCACCTGCAATCTTTTGCGGTATCAATCCTGACAATGGTCAATTCTTTGTTGGTACAAAAGGTGTATTCAATGCAAATGCAAAGTTAAATTATACAGATGAAGACATTGATAAGAACCATCCAGGTGAAGGTCTTAATGCAAAATTAAAAGTTGCACTACGTTATCTACCAAAACTTGGTATCAAAGGTGTGTTGCAAGGTGATATGATGTTTGCAAAGGGTGACCTGTCAGAGAAGACACTTGATGGTGAAAGTTATATTACATTTCAACCAAACACATTAATCTATGCTGTGCCCTCTGATTCTAAACTTGCAAAGACTATGCAGGCTGCACAGCTGGGTGTTGTCTTTCATACTTCATACACAGGTAAAACATTTGCTGATATGAAGGCATCATTCAATATTGACATTAAGAATTTAACACCTACTAAAGATGTTTGGTTCCGTGATGCATATTTTACTGATGCATCTGGTACTGCATCATTCACAGAAGAAGAAACAAAAGAAATTACCTATATTCTATCTGATATTGGTAGAGTATTCAAACAAACAAACTCAATGTCTATCGGTAGAATTTCTGGTAACGATACAGTTAGAGAATACATTAAGACATTCAACAACACCAAAGTGCGTGAAGGGCAAAAGATTACTAATACAGCCGCACACACAAGAGAGTTAATGAGATGGGTTGAAGAAAAACTAAACAAAGATATTGTCTCTGCAAAGATGGAGAAGACAAAGAGAGATAAGACGATGATTAAGAATGAAATCATGCGTACTCTCCGTAACAGTGCAAACGATTTGAAAAACATATTTGATATGCAGAACAGCATGGTAGATGCCAAGAATATGATTATCAAAAAGTTACAACAGATGAAACAAGTTACAAGTACATTTGTACAAACAGAAGACGGTTTCAAAGTGACAAATCCAGAAGGTTTTGTTGCAGTTGATAAATTAACAGGCAACGCAGTTAAGTTGGTTGACAGACTTGAATTTAGTCATTTGAATTTCACCGCACAGAAAAATTGGAGTAAATAATGCCCGCATATGATATAAACAAGATTATGGCAGAGTACGGAGACAATGACTTTGGTTTCTCTGCTGTATCAGAAGAAGAATATAATGCTGTAATCAATGAAAAAGATGAGACAGTAGAAAACTATAAGCACAGATTGGCAGAAGTAGAGAAGTTGATTATGCCATTCTTAACTAACTTGTTGAAGACTGCTGACAAACCTTATATCAATTGGCCTAATCGTAAACCAATTTTAGAGACACAGATTCAGAAAGTTTTAAGTCTGACAAGAGGATAAAATGACAGAAGCGGTTCAACGAATTGTACGAAGAAGACAATTAAAAGAAGGCAGTAGTCCTGATATATTGCCTCCATCAGGTGGTGGAAACGATGGTACAACTTATTTGTCGAATACATATAAGAGAGACACACCAGGACAGAGTGTTAAGAAGAAGATAAAACGATTTAAAGATTATTAATTATTGGAGTTTGTTATGGAAGATATAGTGGTTGGTTGTATCACAGGATACAACTTTGATAAAATTAGACCTTGGGTAAATTCATTAGATACTTGTGGATTTACTGGCACAAAGGCTATGATTTGTTATGATGTGGATTATGACACAGTTGACGAATTGGTGAAACGCAAATACACCATCCTTGCTTTCGGTAAAGACGAAGAAAAAAGAAGATTCAAATACAAAGAGGATTTCTCAATTGTTGTTGAGAGATTTTTGCATATGTGGTATCTTCTAAAGAGATTCAAAGGGCAATATCGTTACATCATTACTACAGATGTTAAAGATGTTGTCTTTCAAACAAACCCATCAACTTGGCTAGAGAACAACATCGGCGACAAAGAAATTAATGTTGCATGTGAATCTATTCGCTACAAAGATGAAGAATGGGGTAATCACAATCTTATGAAAGCATTTGGTGCTCTCATACATGACCACAACAAAGACAATTTAATTTACAATGCAGGCACAGTATCTGGTAAGTTTGATACTATGGTTGATTTGTTCCTAAACATCTATATGTTATGTAACAGTACCTCTCATTACACTGAGGGTGGTGGTGGACCAGACCAAGCCGCACTAAACATTTTGCTGAATATGAAATCATACAAAGACATTACCAATTTTGCAATGTCAGATGATGGATATGCCGCACAATTAGGCACAACAGGTCCTCAGATTGCAGGCAAATATGGGTCTAAGCTAGTTGACAAATCTCCAATTTTAGTAGATAATACAGTATGTACAAGTGACGGAACTCCTTTTGCAATCGTACATCAATATGACAGAGTACCTGAATGGAAAAAAATTATAGAGGCAAAATATGAGTGAGATTCTAATAATCAATACTGTAGATAATATAATGAGAAGTACAGGCGCACCAAAGCCTGGTTCTTCGGATCCTTGGGATCATTTGCCTCCAGACCAATGGGTAGAGAAACAAATTGAGTGGGGTGAGAAGAACATATCAGGTTCTGGTCTTGTAGAACATATCAATAAACTAAAAGGTGATTTGATTGGTGTTGAGATTGGTGTTTGTCTTGGTGTTACTACAGAACTCTATGCAAAAGAAATTCCTAATCTAAAGAAACTATATGCAGTAGACCACTATCCATCATTCATTGATTGGAACGGAACTGTTGTTAGTGAAGACAGACAAGATGCGATGAAACAACATGCAGCCAATCGTTTGCAACCATACAAAGACAAGATTGAATTTGTTTATACATCAAGTGTAGAATTTGTACAGACACTAGAAGATGAAAGTTTAGATTTCATTTTCATTGATGGTGACCATTCATATGAAGGTGCATTAAGAGACTTTAAGAATTTCTATCCGAAAGTTAAAAAGGGTGGCATCTTTGCAGGTCACGACCTTTACATTCCGACTGTAGAGAAAGCACTGATGGAGTTTTTCGGTAATATGGATATAGAATCTGTATCTCAAAATGCTTGGTTCAAGATTAAGGCTTGATATGAAGAAGTATAAAAAGATAATTGTTTGGGGTGCAAAATTAGACAGTGGACATACACATGGTTTTATCCATGAGGCTTGTGTACGTGCTGCAAAGTCTATGGGTATTGATGTATACTGGTTAGACAACAGAGACAATGTTGAAAACTCATTCTTTGATAATGCAATCGTCATTACAGAACAATGGTTGGCATTTCAAAATGGATTCAGTAACAATCTTCCATTGAACAAGACTGCATGTTATTTTGTACATTATCTTGGCAACAGAGGACCAGTTGAAGGTAATCCAGGCGCATCAATGTATCTTGGTAAAGTAGGTAAACTGATTGACTTTAGATTTACTGCTGAACATGGTTGGGGTTCTAATGGTGTAGAAGACAAGAACTACAATTACAAATTTGAAAAAGAAAAGTATGATGCATTTAATGATGTATCATTCTATGAACATGGCACAGACTATGATAATTTCTACACTGTATGGGCTACAGACCTGTTACCAGATGAAATTAATTTTGAAGACAGATTTAAACCATTAGAGAACAGAGCATTTTTCTGTGGTACGATCCGAGAAGACAATCAAGAAATGTTCATGCCGTTTATTAAGAGATGTGAAGATAGTAAAATACCTTTTCTATACAACACACCATGGCAGAATCCATTACCAACAGAAGTTGTTAGAAAATATGTTGTGGAGTCTTTGTTGCCACTTGATTGCAGACCAAAGAATCATCTTGTGAATGGTTACATTGCTTGTCGTGCAATTAAGAATGTTAGTTATGGCGCATTAGGTCTTACTAACTCAAAAACAATTTATGATTTCTTTGATGGTGAAATTGCATATGCACCAGACTCAGGTGACTTGTTTGATGTTGCATTAGAGATGCAAAGAAATCCAAAGACTAAAGACTTGATTCTAAATCAAATGAAGAAGATAAAAGAGCATCATACATATATTAATAGAATTAACGATATTATTAGAGCTGCGGAGATTTGATATGAGAATTTTGATTACTGGCCACATGGGTTTTGTGGGCAAATATTTTATGCGTAAGTATGCTGAACATGACATTGTGGGTATTGATATCAAAGAAGGCAACGACTGCCGAGATTTTTTCAAAACAAATGATAGTTATTTTGACCTAGTAATTCACCTTGCAGCAATTGTTGGTGGTCGTCAAACGATTGAAGGCAACCCACTTTCAGTCGCAACAGACTTGGCGATTGATTCAGATATGATTCAATGGGCATTAAAAACAAAACCAGGTCGAGTAGTTTATTTCTCCTCATCAGCTGCATATCCAATTGAACTACAAGACTTGGAAAGAAAAAATAGATTAGTTGAATCTTTTATTGATTTGAAGAAAACAAAAATGCCTGACTTGACATATGGTTGGGCAAAACTAACTGGTGAATTCTGTTTACAATTCTTAGAAGAAGCTGGTGTCAGAGTACATGTGTTCAGACCATTCAGTGGGTACGGAACAGACCAAGACTTAGACTATCCTTTCCCATCATACATTCATCGTGCAAAGAATTTAATGAACCCATTTGATATTTGGGGTGATGGGCACCAAGTACGTGACTTCATTCACATGCAAGATATTGTAGATGCAGTTGATGAAGCAATCAAACAAGACATTCAAGGTCCTGTAAATCTTGGTTCTGGTATCGCAACATCATTTAATGAATTGCAACAAATCGTTTGCGGTATTCAAGGATACAATCCAGAAGTTAATCATATCAAAACTGCACCAGTTGGTGTGATGTATCGTGTTTGTCATCCAGATAAAATGTTATCGTTCTACAAACCAAAAATTAATATCTACGATGGTATCTCTAGAGCATTAAAAGGTGTCATATGAAAATTGTAATTGTAACTGGTGGATTCGACCCATTACATTCAGGTCATATTGCCTATATTAATGCAGCTAGAGCTCTTGGTGATTCTTTAATTATTGGAGTTAATTCCGATGAATGGTTACGCAGAAAGAAAGGGCAAGAATTTATGCCTTGGGAAGAACGTGCAACTATCATTTCGGCACTTCAAAATGTTGACAGAGTTATTAACTTTGATGACAGTGATAACAGCGCCAAAGATGCTATTAGAAAAGTAAGAGCAATACATCCAACGGCTCATATAATTTTTGCCAACGGCGGAGATAGAACAAAAGAAAATATTCCAGAAATGGACTTACTTAAAGAAATGCTTCAGTTAGAATTTGTCTTTGGTGTTGGTGGTAAAAACAAAATGAATTCATCATCATGGATTCTAAAAGAATGGAAAAACCCTAAGACTGAAAGACAATGGGGACACTATCGTGTTTTACATGAAACACCAACAGTCAAAGTCAAAGAGTTAGTAGTAGAACCAGGCAAATCTTTGAGTATGCAGAAACATTTTTTGAGAAATGAACACTGGCATATTTCAGAAGGTGTTGCAACTATTACGCAAGAGAGTTCCCATTCTGCAAGAAAGTATCAGTTAGAGGCTCAGAAAAGTTTAGAGATACCAGTTGGTACATGGCATCAACTATCTAATCAACAAGAAACTGAATTGAAAATTATTGAGATACAGTATGGCGAAAAGTGTATTGAAGAAGATATTGAAAGAAGAAAATGATTATTGATATAGGATCAGGTCCATGGCCTAAACCAGATGCACACATTCGTATGGACTTCAACGATTGGCCTGGTGTGAATTGTAAACATGATTTGTTAGAGACACCTTATCCTTTTGATGATGAAGTGTTTTCAAAGGCATACATGGGTGATGTAATTGAACACATCTACATTTTCGATATAGATAGAGTACTAACAGAAGTACATCGTATTCTAAAGAAAGATGCAGTCTTTGAAGTTGTTGTGCCTGATGCACGATGGATTTTTGAAAGAGTTGTTAAGGGTGATTGGAAAGAAAAAGCAAATGCTGGTTGGTTGAATCAATCAGATGATGATTGGAAAAATGCAATGTCATATTTGTTTGGTGGTTTCCATAACAAAGAAGAATACAAAATGCCAGGCATGGGGCATGTAAATGCATTTGATACAGACTCACTTAAAAAGTTGTTAGAAAAGAATGGTTTTGTAAATTGTCGTAGAGTACCTGATACTCGTAATCCAGAACCTGCGGCTGGTTCAATATTGAAAATGATTTGTGAAAAAGGTTAATTATGAAAAAGACAGCATTTGTAACAGGCATCACTGGTCAAGATGGACCATATCTTGCAAAGTTTTTACTGAGTAAAGGATATCATGTATATGGATTGATGAAACGATATTCAAATCCTAATACAGACAATCTAAAATTTCTAAACATTGAAAACGATATTGAGTTGGTGACTGGTGATATCACTGATGAAAATTCTATGAGTCATTTAGTCAAGTCAATCAGACCAGATGAATTCTATAATCTTGCAGCACAAAGTTTTGTTGGTTCTAGTTGGGACTTGAATAAGTTAACAACAGAAGTAAATGCAATCGGTCCTCTAAATATTCTCAATTCGATTAGATTACATAATCCAGAAACACGATTCTATCAAGCAAGTACAAGTGAGATGTATGGTAATGCAAAAGACAATCACCAAGATGAAACAACTCCATTCCATCCAAGAAGTCCATATGGTGTCGCAAAACTATATGCGTATTGGATTACAGTAAACTTCCGTGAGAGCTACAGTCTACACGCTTCTAATGGTATTTTGTTTAACCATGAATCACCCATCCGCGGAAAAGAATTTGTCACAAGAAAGATTACGGATGGTGTTGCACGAATAAAATTAGGTCTTGCAGATAAGATTACACTTGGTAATTTAGATTCTAAACGTGATTGGGGATTTGCAGGTGATTTCGTTGAGGCTATGTGGATGATGACACAACAAAAAGAACCTGGTGATTATGTTGTATCTACAAATGAATGTCATTCGATTTATGAATTCTTAGACTGTGCATTTAATCATGTCGGTATCACAGATTGGAAACAATATATTGCAAGTGACCCAAGATTCAAACGTCCTGCTGAATTGAATGTTCTTCGTGGTAACAATACCAAAGCGATAGAGACTTTAGGATGGCAAAACAAAACATCGTTTGAAGAATTAGTTAAGATGATGGTTGATGCAGATATAGAACGATTGAAATGAAAAAAATATTATACGTAGTTCACAGATACGCACCTTATCCTGGTGGTTCAGAAAACCATACAAGAGATTTGGCTGAAGAAACTCTAAGTCGAGGTCATCAAGTTGCTGTATTTACAGGTGAACACAAAGGTGATTGGAATGGAGTTCACGTAACAAGTGACACTGCCATATTTAACTATCCATGGGACTTAGTTGTTGTTCATGGTGGTGATGTTGGTATTCAAAATCTTGTTCTTGTAAACATCAAAAATTTACCATATCCAGTATTGTATTACATAATCAAACCATCAGAAAGTGCTGTGTGTTTGCAAGCACTGAATGACGCAAAATGGGTTGGTTGTGGAACACCACAAGACTGGGATCATGTAATGAAACATGGTGCATTGAGTAGAAGTGTTAAGATTAATCTAAGTGTAAATGAAGCACATGCGATTGGTCGACCAGGTTTCCGTGAGAGATATGGCATCAAAACAAAGAATATGTTCCTATCATGCGGTGGATATTGGCCACATAAAGGCATGAAAGAGTTAGCAAAATTGTTTAGTATACTGAACATTCCTGATACAACATTAGTTTTGACTGGTTATGATAATAGACATGATTTGATGCCAGAAGAATCTGAGTTTATTAAACCTCTAATGCTTGAAGACAAGGCAGAAGTTGCTGATGCAATGAAAGAAGCAGACCTGTATATCATGCACTCATTTGAAGAAGGCTTCGGTCTTGTTCTTGTAGAATCTATGCTCAATCATACACCATGGGTTGCAAGAGATATTGCTGGTGCAACCATGATGAAAGAATTTGGTAAAACCTATACGAATGACAAAAAATTGTCTGACTATCTTGTCAATTTTAAACGTCCAGATGACGAAAAACTTGATAATGCATACGAATATGCCGTTCATAATCACACCACAAAGAGTTCTGTAGACGCAATTTTAAAGCTGATAAATAACTAAATACACTATTAACTAACTGCTGTAGAGGCGGAGAATGAAATTTAGAGATTTTATTAGAGAAAACAAAGAGGTTCACCATGTGACGGCATTTGGTCGCATGTCGCCTCCTACTACAGGGCATGAAGTCCTTGTAAACAAAGTCAAAGATGTTGCCAAATCTGTCGGCGGCAGTCACAGCGTAGTTCTATCTCACTCACACGATAAAGACAAGAATCCTTTATCAGCAGAAGATAAACTCAAACACGCAAAACGATTCTTCCCAAAAACGAATCTTTCTACTTCTAGTAAAGAATCGCCTACATTCCTTTCTCACGCAGAAAAGTTACACAAACAAGGTGTAACACACTTACACATGGTTGCAGGCTCTGACCGTGTTCCAGAATACGAAAAGAAACTTGCACAGTACAATGGTCCTGAAAAGGGTAAGTTATTCAATTTCAAAAAGATAACAGTACACAGTGCGGGTGAAAGAGACCCTGATGCTGAAGGTACTGCTGGTATGTCTGCATCTAAAATGCGAGCACATGCTAAAGAAGGCAACTTCAAAGAATTCAAAAAGGGTATTCCTAAACATGTACCTGAACATCATGCAAAAGAAATGTTTGCTGATGTGCGTAAAGGTATGCAAATCAAAGAGAGTATCAATGAAGAATTTGAATCTCTTTTGTTTGAAGGTGTACACGACAAAGCAATTTTCAAAGTAGTATTTCTAGCGGGCGGACCAGGTTCTGGTAAAGACTATGTGCTAGATAATACACTTGCGGGCCATGGAATGACAGAGATGAATTCTGATAAGGCACTTGAGTTCTTAATGGACAAACAAGGTCTTGATAAGACTATGCCTGCATCAGAAGAAGAAAAAAGAAATATTGTTCGTGACAAAGCAAAGAGTGTTACAGAGTTGCGTCAACGTCTTGCGATTCTAGGTCGTAATGGTTTGATTATCAATGGCACTGGCGATGACGTAGAAAAGATTACAAAGATTAAAAGTAAACTAGAAGAAATTGGTTATGATTCATCAATGGTTCTAGTTAATACTGCTGACGAAGTATCTAAACAACGAAACATAGAACGTGGTCAACGTGGTGGTCGTACAGTACCAGAAAACATTCGTAAAGAAAAATGGGACAACGTACAACAAGGACGCCCTGAGTTTGCAAAGTTGTTTGGTGATAACTACATGGAGTTTGATAACTCTGAAGATTTAAGAAATGCACCACCTGATGTAGTCAAAGCTAAAAAAGATGAGATGCTTCAGATGTACACAAAGGTGCAACAGTTCGTAGCACAACCACCAAGTAATCCTGTTGCATCAGCCTGGATTGCTATGGAGATGCAAAAGAAAGATACACTACCAATACCAAAAGATGGCGCAGAGAAGACTGCACATCCAAATTCAGGTGCGGCTGAAGAAGCTCGCAGAATGGGTTTGAAGTATTATGGTTTTGGTAGATATGGTAAAGATGGTAAGACAACACATAGAGTTGTGCATGATAAACTCGTTGAGGTTGAAAAAGAAGCACATAAAGAACCTAATGTTCCAACCTCAGGAAGTTCAATGAAGAAACCAGAACCTAAAAAGGTTAATGAAGAATTTGAATCATTCTTCCAAGAGGCTGTATCTGTTTCAATCAGCGGAGATACAGTTGAAGAAGTGCAAGACATGATGAGTTCAATGCAACCATATGAATATGGTGTTGAACAAGAAGAAACACAATATGGTCTATCTGATAACACTGAAGTTTTGAAACTTGGTACAAAGATGGACATTCTCGACTATACTATCAATGAAGAAAAGAAAGTAAAATTGTTGAGAGATAAAAGCGGAAAACCAAGAGTATTCTTGCTACGCCGTTCTGCTGCCAAAGAATCACATCTACGTGGTGGTGAAGTAATGAAGCACCCTAAAGGTTATGTAATTAAAATAAAAGAGGAGAATGACAATGTTGAGACTACTAAAGAGCTTCTTGGGCAAGGCCAAGGAACCAAAACCATTAGAGACATCCTTACCGAAGGCAGAATTGCCAACAGAGGAATTGAAAGTGGAAACTACAACTTCACCCCAGCCGCAGACAGCATCGGTGTCAACAGTACAGAACAAGGTCAAGGTGAATCCAAACCGTACAAAGAAAAAATCACCATCAACCAAATCCGCACCAAGCAAAAAGCAGCCCTCCAAAACCACCAAGAAAGTATCGACCAAGGTATAGAGTCTGGTCTTTCAATGGCGAGTTCTGGTGAAAACTTAGCACGCCCATCTGGTGAAAAGATTGACTTGAAAAGAAAAGGCAAGTCAACTAGTATTCCAGAATCAATTGGTGCTGGTGGTGAAGATGCAACATCAACTTCAGATAATAATGAATTAGAGTTGAAAAGAAAAGGCATCAATCTAAAAACATTCAAAGCAAACAGGTCTATTAGCTCATGAAATCATTTAAAGCATTTATCGCAGAAGAAACAGACGCTATCGTTGAAAACCTAATGCATGTTCATATGAAGGACACTGCTGGTAAAAAGGTACAAAAACGTGTTGTTGCAGATGGTAAAAAAGTAGAAACCGCTCATAATAATGCAAAGAAGTATTATGAGAAAAAAGGTTTTACTGTGAAAAAGACACAGTATCTTGCTGGTCCACTGAAGCACACAGTAAACAAATCTAATGAAACTATGCATCATATTTCAGAAGATTGGCAAGATGTAAACCATAAAGATAAGACAGATGGTCTTTCACAGAAGGCAGTTAATGCGTATCGTAGAGAACATCCTGGTTCTAAATTAAAGACTGCTGTAACAGAAAAGAATCCTACTGGTAAAAGAGCTTCAAGAAGACAATCTTTTTGCAGTAGAATGGGTGGTATGAAAAAGAGATTGACTAATCCTGATAATGCAAGAGACCCTGATAGCCCAATCAATAAGGCATTAAGACGTTGGAATTGTTAAATGGCACAGTATAGAGTAGAAACTGGTTCTTACGACCCAAAAATTTCCAATCATTTTGAAGTAATGATGTTGGCTAATAACGCCAATGGAGATATTGTATCGACAAGCAATCCATTGCCAGTTTCTATGGTCAACAGTAATAGCACATTAAATGCACCTTGGGAAATTCAAGTAGCTCGTGGGCGAGTTTCAGGTGTTAATCAATTTAATCTTTTTGCTTATTCGGATACTGTTAAAACCACTTTTTATACATTATGGGAGCTAACAGGCACTACCCAATACGAATTTCCTGCATCTGCGGTAACAATGACCCTTGCCAGCACATCTGCTTCTGATAACACAAGAGCAACAATTCTTGTTAGTGGTCTTAATTCAACTTGGGATGCTATAACAGAAACAGTAACGCTAAATGGTGTAACAGGCGTAACCACAACCAATCAGTTTCTTCGTATTAACAGTATGGTTATGACTAGTACAGGAACAGGTCAAACCACCAATGTAGGTACAATTACTGCAAAAAATGCCGGTATTACTTATGCTCAAATTGACATAGGATTAGGAAGGTCACAAGCGGGGGTATATTCAGTACCCAATGGTTATACCTTGTACCTTACTTCAATCAATGCTTTTAATGGCGATGCTGCTGCTGGAAATGCTATCAATTACCAAGTAAAAAGCACCAATAATGCTCAAACTAACCCTGTAACACTTACTGTATTACAGACAGCATGGGATCAAAGATACCAAGTAATACGAAACAACCCTTTCCCTTACACGCAAAAAACCGATCTTCAATGGCAATTTTCAACAGCTAGTGGTACGCATATTGTAGGTTTAATTTTGCAAGGAATTTTGATTAGCAATACCGCACCGTAAAAAATTTAATTTAAAAAAAAATAGGAGAAACCTTATGTACTCAGATACAAAAATCACACGCTCAGTTGCTGATGCGGTAGAAAAAATTCTAAACCCTCAACCAATCGCCGAAGAATTAAAAGGCGGTCAGAAGAAACTTGACAAGAACCATAATGGTAAACTTGATGGTCAAGATTTTAAGATTCTTCGCAAAGAAGAGGAACTTCAAGACGAAGAAGTTGAACAGATTGATGAAGTTAAAATGTCTGATTTGCCTTCAAGAAAAGTTCAAGGCAGTTCTTATGGTTCTTCTAAACCACAACCACATCCATTTGATATGACAAAAGGACCTAAAGATAAAGATTTGAAAGATATCGAATCAGAAAAGAAAAAGAAAAAGTTTTCCGAGATGGTAAATCTTTATCAAGAAAAAGGTTTGAAGGCTTTATCTGAAATGACAGTTAAAGAAGGTGCTTCTGAAGACCAATGGAACGCACAAGTTGAAGTTGCTAAATTCAAAGCAAGCACTAAAGATGATGATACTGTTAGACCAGTTAAAAAGAAAACAGATGTTGCTACACCTTTAGAAGTTGCAACAAAAAATGAAGAAGTTGAAATCGTTGAATATCCTTTAGACGTAGATGCAATCAATGGTGTTCAATCTGAAACTATTGAAGAACGTAGTTTGACTGCTGACGAAACTAAGAAAAAAGAAGATATCGTTCATGGAATGAAAAAAGGCATGGCAGGTTTCAAAGAGAGATATGGTGACCGTGCTAAGTCTGTAATGTATGCAACTGCAACAAAAAATGCCAAAGGTGATTAAATGAAAAAGTTTAGACAACTTTCAGAAGAATTGACACCATCATCAAAACCAGAACCTGGTCGTGAATCAGTTGGTGGTAGATTTTCTTCTGGTGCGCCAAAGGGTGCAACTAAGCCTGCACCATTAGTAACTTCAGAAGCTAAAGAAGCTGGTGACGATCCGACTGGTGATACACCATCTCCAAATCTTGGACTTAAAAAAGGTAAAACAGTTGCTTCTGGTTCTGTTACAGAGGCAACATCTGCCGCTGTTCGTATGCAACGTGCATTAGAAAAGATTAGACAAAGCCGTGAAGATTCTGAAAAGAGAGCAAAAGAATTGTTAAAACCAACACCAAAGAATGAAGAAGTAAAAGATGAATATGCCCGTAAGATTGACAAGTATTTGAAAAAGAAATATAATAAGGAAGAAGTTGAAATTGAAGAATTGTTAAAACCAACACCAAAAAATGAAGATGCCGATCCATGTTGGAAAGGTTACAAGATGGTTGGTATGAAAAACAAAAACGGTCGTCAAGTGCCAAATTGTGTTCCAGGTGAAGGTGTTCCTGCTATGAAAAAAGAAGAAATTGTCCAAGAAGGTCGCCCATCACAGCGCCATCCTTTAGAAGGTCATGAGTATCATAAAAAATCTGATGAGGCATTAGTACACATCGCTAAAGATGCACATGCAGCTGCTGAAGCAATGAAAGGTCACAACACTACTGCTGAAAACAAGTATCGTGACCAAGCAAATGATTCTGCAACAGTAAGACACTTCCGTAAAACAAGTGGCATGCCTGATTGGTACAAAAAGAAGTATGGTCATATGAAAGAAGAAATGGAATGCAATCAATCTAAAGCAGGAGTAAAATGTACTGTTCATGGAATGAAAGACTGCACACCTGGTGAAGTAAAAGAAGCATTCAAACCTATGGATGAACCAAATTTTAATTTGTCTATTCAAGCTCGTCAAAAGAAAGCTGACGAAAATAAAAATACATCCACTGTAAAAAATATTGCTAAACAAGCAATGAAAAAACAGGTAACTAAAATGTCTGTTAAAGAAAGCCTTGAAGAATCTCGTAAGGCGGAGATTGTAAAAGACATTCTTAAAAAAGGTAAAAAGACTAATGATAGTAAGTTTGAACCTGAACCGGTTCTTGGAACAACTGTCGTTAAAGCAGATAATTGATTTAGTGATAACATAAATAGATAACAAAACTAATTTCTAGGAGAAAAATATGTCTTTATGGTCAAACGTAGACGCAAACACAGGCGCACCAAAGTATGTGACACAGTACTTGCAAGTGTATCCAACATCAGCTAACATCAATTTAGCTTATGGTAATACAACTACAAGTGCTTTCATTACAGGTGCAAACGTAGGTATTTTTGGTGTTGACACAAACGAAATGGCAAACACAAATGCCTCTTCAATCGCAAGTCGCCCAGCACACGCTGGTTGGGTATTGCGTAAGGCAGGTACTGGTGGTCGTGCAAACCGTGTTACAACTGAAGTTTTGGTTGCAATGGGTTCAATGACTGGTGACGGTTCTGTAACCGCTAACGACAACTTGATTTACGCTAACACATAATGAATTTCAAACAGTATTTGGCTGAACTTGATAGTCAAGTAAATCAAATTATTAAGGCGACTGATTCAGTCAGTCTTACGGATCCAGAAATTCGTGAGAAGATTAATCAGACCCTTAACCATGAATTAACTGATTTGATTCTATCTCCAGAATCTGGTGTTCAACGGGTTCGTAAAGTGCTAAAGTCCTTTGGTTTGGACATGCCTGCACTTTACGATGCCGAACCAGAGGGTGAAGAATTGATTCTAGATATAGAATCATTCGATGGAGACGAACAGTTTTATCTTTATTTAATATATTACCTCGCTGATGATGGTCGTTATGATTTCTATGCTGAATTGACTGATGCTGAAGGCATAGAAGAAATCATGTCAGATGAGGAGGAAGACGAAGAAGAAGAATAATGTCTTTTGATGATTTAAATAATGATAACATCTTGATATACGCAATGAAAGCTTACGATAAACCTAACTGTATTATGAGTGAGTTTAAAGAAGACATGAAGCGGTTTAATTACCTTAAAAGACTGTTTAAAAGATATCGAAAACTCGGTGAACTTAGAGAGCAGCTGGTTGTAAATCACTTGGTTGTGTTGTATAATGTCTTTGGTCCAGAAGTTGTATCCAGACTTCTGTTCTTTAAGATGGCAAAGGAAGATTATTCTACCTTAAAAACATACATGTTATTTCTCAATATTATGCCTGAGAGAATTAGGGGTATTAAGGGACAAGAAATTATTTCTTCGGATATTCCGATTGATATGACAATAGCCGAAACTTTAAGAACAAAATAGTTTATCGTGGAACATAGTGAAAAAATTCAGTCAATACCTTACACCTGAAGAAAAACAGCGCAATCTCTCCATTACAGAGAAGGCTTGGTTAATTGCGAAAGAAAAAGCTGAAGCAGAAGCCAAGTCACAAGAAGAACAAAAACTCCAAGAACAATTAGATAGAGAAGAACAAGAGAGAAAATCTGTTGTCTTTAAAATCAAAGATATCAACACCATTGTTGAAGAACGAATTGGTGATGAAGTTCCTGAGCCTGAAAACTTCTTGTCTGAAGCAGTATCTGTTTCAATTACTGGTGATACAGTATCAGATGTTCAAAACATAATCAATCAAGGCGCAAAGGGTGACAAAGGTGATCCTGGAGAACCTGGACCTAAAGGTGATAAGGGCTACACTGGTGACAAGGGAGAAAAAGGTGAACGTGGTGAACACGGTCTTCAAGGTTACGCAGGTGTAAAAGGTGACAAGGGTGATGTAGGTCCAAAAGGCGACCAAGGTATTCCTGGTCAACGTGGTCCAAGAGGTGAAAAGGGAGACAAGGGTGATAAAGGCGACACTGGTGAAACTGGTGCAGTCGGCGCTCAAGGTGATAAAGGTGACAAAGGGGATACTGGTGAGACTGGTGCTCAAGGTCCTCAAGGTGACAAGGGTGATACAGGGGAAAAAGGTCTAGATGGAATTCAAGGACCTAAAGGTGACAAAGGTGATAAGGGAGACCGTGGTGAGAAAGGTGACACAGGGCTGCAAGGTTTAAAAGGTGACACTGGAGAAAAAGGTCTTGATGGAAAAGATGGCGCCGATGGTAAAGATGGCAAAGACGGGAAAGATGGTAAGGACGGAAAAGATGGCGTCACACCAGACTTAAAGAAATTACATGAGAAGATAGACAAGTACTTAAACTCCATGAATTTTGGAAGTGGCGGTGGTTCTGGTTCTTATTGGTTGAATGATTTAGGCGATACAGACCATGCAAGTCTTGTTAATGCAAGTAATGGTCAAGTTTTAACATTTGATGAGTCGGTAAAGAAATGGGTTGCATCTAATCCTACCGGCGGTGTGACTAGGATAGTCGCAGGCGCAAACATAAATATTAGTCCAGCGGATGGTCGTGGTGAGGTTACAGTTAGTTCAACTGCAACAAGTGGTGGTGGCAGTTTAGATTTTGGATATTTTACAGCACCAGCAGGATTTAGTTTAGACATGGGCGCATTTTAATGAATAGGGACAAATAATGCCATTACAAATACGTAGAGGCTTAGAATCGGATAGAACAACAATCGTTCCTGCTGATGGGGAGATGTTGTATACCACTGACAATAAAACACTTTTTGTTGGTGATGGTGATACTCCAGGCGGAAATCAAGTTGGTGGAGCATTAGATTCAGATGCAAGAACAACTGCTGCTGCTGCATTTAATAAAGCAAACTCTGCAAATATTTTAGCACAAAGTTCATATTCTTTTGCGAATAGTGTGAATGTAAAAATAGATTCCGCATATACATTCGCAAACACAGTAAATACTAAGACAGATGCAGCTTTTAGTAAAGCGAATTCTGCAAACGTAATCGCACAAGCAGGATTTGATTTTGCTAACACAGTAAATGTTAAAATAGATTCTGCATATACATTTGCAAATACAATCAACACAAAAACAGATGCGGCATTTACAAAAGCAAATTCTGCAAACACATTAGCACAGGCTGCGTTTGATGCCGCTAATGCTGCAGGTTCAAGTGTATTCACACAAGCATCTTTTGACAAGGCTAATTCTGCAAACGTATTAGCTCAATCTGCATTTAATAAAGCAAACTCTGCAAATGTTTTAGCGCAGAGTGCATACGATACAGCGAATCTTAAATTCAATACTTCTGGTGGTACGATTACTGACAACGTGACTATCACGAATGGCAAAGACCTAACAGTAACTGGTAACTTGTATGTACAAGGCAATACCATCTCTTTCAATACATCAACTCTTGCTGTACAAGATTCGTTGATTGTTTTGGCTGTTGGTAACTATACAACAGACGCATTAGATATCGGTATCGCAGGGCATTACAATAATGGTTCAAATGCACACACTGGTATCATAAGAGATTCATCAAACAAAGAATGGTACTTCTTCAAAGGTTACACACCAGAGTTAACTGGTAATAACGATATTGATATTACACATTCTTCATTCTCTACAGATAATGTTAATGCTAGTTACTTCAAAGGTAACTTGATTGGTAATAGTGTAACAGTCGGTGGTATTGAATTAGGTTCTTATACTCAATCTGCTTACAGTAAAGCAAACTCTGCAAACACATTAGCGCAATCAGCATACGACAAGGCTAATTCAGCGAATATATTTACTCAAAGTTCTTATGACTTTGCTAATTCTGTAAATGTAAAAGCTGACTCATCATATGCTTTTGGCAACACAGTAAATGTCAAAGTGGATTCTGCTTATGCATTTGCTAATACTGTTAATATCAAAGTTGATTCTGTATATGCTTTCAGTAATACAGTAAATCTTAAAGTAGACTCCGCATATGCATGGTCTAATACCATAAACGTAAAAGTAGATTCAGTATATAATTTTTCAAATACAGTAAATATCAAAGTTGATAGTGCATACGCATTTGCTAATGCAGTCAACATTAAGACAGACTCTGCATTTACAAAGGCTAATGCAGCAAATGTATTGGCGCAATCTGCATATGATACTGCCAATCTAAAGTTTAATACATCTGGTGGCACAATCACTGGTGATACAATAATTAATGCTAACATAAGTGTTACTGGTGCAAATGTGTCTCTTGGTAATGTTGCGAATGTTCATATCTATGGTGGTAACACAGGCCAAGTTATTTCAACAGATAATTTTGGCAATCTAAGTTTTATTGATTTACCATCAACAAATACAATTACATATACAGCTGCATCAATATCATTAACAAATGGTGTATATGTTTCAGGTTCTGTAACTGACATACAAGTATTAAACGATGGTAACTATTATTCTATTACTGACGGCAGTAACACTGGTCCTGCATGGATTATCACAACAACTTTCACTGGTGTAACATCATTCAATAGAGTTGTTTCTAATATTGATTATACATTAGCCTCTGGTCACACTGTATATTTCCAACTTTATAATTATGTAACAGCAGTATGGGACAATATTGGGTCATATTCTGGTGCTTCTGGTTATTCACAATATGCACTTGAAGTATTAGGATATGCATCATATATTTCTGGTGGCACAGTTCAGGCTCGTTTGTATCATAGTAACACTGGTAATGTTTCACATGCAACAAAGTTAGATTATTTTGCACTTGAGAAATCATCACAAGGTGCACAAGGTCCAAGAGGACCAACTGGTGCAACAGGCGCTACGGGTGCAACAGGTAATGGTGTATCATCTGGTGGTACGACTGGTCAAATTCTAGTTAAAAATAGTTCCACAAACTATGACACTATTTGGGTTGATAATCTTGCATACGTTCAAGCAAATGCTGCCTTTGATAAAGCTAATTCTGCAAATGTATTGGCGCAGGCTGCATTTGATTATGCAAACACCGTTAACGTAAAAGTAGATTCAGTCTATGCATTTGCTAACATAGCAAACATTAAAGTTGATAGTGCTTACGCATTTTCTAATATTGTTAATGTTAAAGTAGATTCTGCATACACATGGGCTAATACCATAAATGTTAAAGTTGATAGCGCTTATGCTTTTGCAAACATCGCAAATATCAAAGTTGATAGCGCTTATGCTTTTGCAAATATCGTTAACACAAAAACTGATGCAGCCTTTGCAAAAGCAAATGTCGCAAATACTATAGCACAATCTGCATATGATACTGCTAACTTGAAGTTTAATACTTCTGGTGGTAACATCACAGATAATGTATTCATAACAAATGGCAAAGACCTAACAGTAACTGGTAACTTGTATGTACAGGGTAATACAGTTTCAATCAATACATCAACTCTTGCTGTACAAGATTCGTTGATTGTTTTGGCTGTTGGTAACTATACAACAGATACATTAGACATTGGTTTTGCTGGTCACTATAACAATGGTGCTAACGCACACACAGGACTAATAAGAGATTCTGGAAATAAAGAGTGGTATCTGTTTAAAGGATATACACCAGAGTTAGATGCTGGCAACAACATTGATATTACTCATGCGTCTTTTGCAACAGATAACGTCAACGCAAGTTATTTTAAAGGTAACTTAATTGCCAATACTGCAACAGTTGGTGGTGTTAATCTATTAACATTCTCACAAGCAGGATTTGATAAGGCTAACGCTGCAAACATACTTGCACAAAGCGCTTATACATTCTCTAATACAGTTAACGTAAAAGTAGATTCCGCATATGCGTTTGCGAATACTGCTAACATAACAGCACAAGCCGCATTTGATAAGGCTAACGCTGCAAACATATTTGCTCAATCCGCATATGCACAGGCTAACTTAGATGTAACAAGTTTGACTGTAACAACTGGTGTATTTGGTAATGCATCAATCGTTCCTGTTGTTACAGTGCTTGCAAATGGTCGAGTATCATCGGTAACAAATACAACGATTGCTATATCTACCGCACAGATTACATCTGGTGTGTTACCATTTGCACAAGGCGGAACTAATGCATCATCATACACAACAGGTGCATTACTAACAAGTAACGGCACTTCTATTATTTCACTTGCAAATACTGGAACTGCTGGTACATATGGTAATGCAACATACGTTCCTGTTATTACTACAGATGCATATGGTCGTGTAACATCTGTTACCAATACTGCAATTACTGGTATAAGTGCTGGTTCGACAAACAGCTTCTCTACGATTCTTGTTTCTGGTCAACCAAACGTAATAGCGAATACCTCTACTTCACCATTGACATTAGTTGCTGGTGCTAATATGACCATCACTACTGATGGAACTAGTAATACAATAACATTTGCATCAACTGGTGGTTCTGGTAGTTTCACTGGTGGTGCAGTGACTGGTAATACACAGTTTACCAACACATCTGTTTCAACGTCAAATACAACTGGCGCAGTGACAATATCTGGTGGTTTAGGTGTATCTGGTAACGTATATACGGGTAGTCATGTTATAACAGGTAATTCAGCAAACGGATTAACTTTTACAGATAACACAAAATTAACAACTGCATATGCAATGTCGATAGTTGCATCACAAGGCTGGTTTTTACCATAACATAAGTAAGTACATTAGGAGATTTTTAACATGGCAGGAAATGCAACCCCAATTTTTTCAAGAATAGGTGCTATTGGTGGCATCGGTTCTACTACAATATTAACCGCAACTGGTGATTACACTGGTATTGGTGCTAACAATATTTTGATTTTTACAGCAGATGCAACCAACGGAGGATTTGTACAACGTATTAGATTTAAAGCAATTGGTACTAATATTGCTACAGTAATGCGTATATACATCAACAACGGTACTACCAACGGTACTGCCACTAACAACGTATTTTATGGTGAAATATCTTTACCAGCAACTACAGGTTCAAACACTGCGGCGACAGTTGATGTTGACTATCCATTAAACATTGCATTACCCGCTGGTTATAGATTATATGCTGGTGTTGCAACTACTGTAGCTTCAGGATGGGTAGCTACAGTAATCGCTGGTGCTTATTAAAAAAAATGTTAGACTTTAATCATGTTATCTCTAATCCAGGTGTTGACATACAAAGTTTCTTTGGTATCAGCAGTACACTCGCAACAGTAGCTGGCAATCAGGCGACAGAATGGCGAACATGGACAAAACCAAGAGGTATAAATTGGGTGTATATGATAGGTGTTGGTGGTGGTTCGTCTGGTGCTACAGGAACATTTACTGGCACCTCCGTTGCAAATGCTGGGGCAGCTGGTGGTTCGTCTGGTTCCCAAAGCACATTGTTAATTCCAGCTATATTTGTGCCAAATGAATTGTTTATCCAACTTGGCTCTGGTGGTAAGGTAACTTCTGTGATTTCTGGCGCATCTGGACAGGGTGGTGGTACAACAATGGTTGCAGTTGAACCTATTGTTGGCGCAACATCTGGTGCAACTAATTTATTCTTTCTAATTGCCTCTGGCCAAGCAGGATCAACACCAATGTCTGGTAACTTTCCACTCGCTGGTCGAGGTTGGAGTCAAAACATTGCAGGACAGTCTGGCGGCACAGCTGGTGCAACACAGAACGGCGGCGGCGGTGCAATCACACTACCAACAACTGGACTCATGGTAACTGGTGGTGCAGGTTCTGGTGGTAAAGATGTTGTTGGTGCTGCAGGTGGTGCTGGTGGTGCTATTACAGGCCTCGGTTTAGGTGGAACATTTCCAACCTTATCAGGTGGTTCTGCCGCAGCATCTGGTACTAACGCAGGTAACGGTATTAATGGTGGTATGATAAAACCATACATGTTCTATGGTGGATCGGGCGGTGGTTCAGGTGCGTTTGCTGCTACAGGCGCCGGTTCAACAGGAAGTTCTGGTGGCAATGGTGGACCTGGATGTGGCGGTGGTGCATCAGGTCCAGGATATACAACAACAGGTCTTCCAGGATGGGGTGGAGACGGATTCGTAATTATTATAAGTTGGTAAAAAATGTTAGACTTTAATCATATACTCACAAACCCAAATATAGATGTACAGACATTCATAGGACAAGCACAAACAACTGCTGGTGCTGCAACAGGTGAATGGAAAACATGGCGTAAACCAAGAGGCGCAAAATTTGTTTACATGATTGCTGTTGGTGGTGGCGCATCTGGTGGTTGCGGTCTAAACACATCAGCCACAAACTCTGGTGGTGGTCCAGGGGGTGGCTCTGGTGCTCAGAGTACATTAATGATTCCAGCAATGTTTTTACCTGATGTTCTTTATATTCAAGCAGGTCTCGGTGGCTCACAACCAGCAACATTAGTTTCTGCTGCGCTTGGTGTTGCTGGAACAATTACTTATGTTGCTCTTGAGCCATGGAATACATTGTCTGCTCAATTAACTGTTTTATTCGCTAACGCTGGCGCAGCAACAACAGCAGCCACTACAACAACTGGTGGTACTGGTGGTACTGCTGCCGCTGTTGCCACTATTGCTAACATGCCACTTGCTGGTCGTGGAGCATATCAGTTCTTCGCTGGACAAGCAGGATCTGCTGGCGGTACTAACGCAACAGCAGGTGTTGCTCAAACTTATCCAACAACTGGTCTTATGGTTCAGGGTGGAGCAGGTGGTGGTGGTACAGCTGGTGGATCAGCACAAGCTGGTGGCGCAATTACACTTGCAGGATTTGGTGATAGTTTCCCAGCAATTGTTGGTGGTGCAGCAGCAGTTACATCTACTCCTGCTGGTGCTGGATCTGGTGGAACTATGTTGAAGATGTTTCAATATACAGGTGGTACTGGCGGTGGGGGTTCAACTCAAACAGCAGGTGGACTTGCAGGCGCTGGTGGAAATGGTGCACCAGGATGCGGAGGTGGGGGTGCCGGTGGTTCAAATACAACTGTTACAACATTAGGTCGTCCAGGAGATGGTGGTCCAGGTTTCGTATACATATATTCTTGGTAATATAAATAGAAAACTAACTATCGGGTAACTAAATGGCTAACGAATTCAAAAAAGAATGTGGTGTAGGAATGTACTGGTGTAACACAGATAAAGTCTGTAAGTCACTTAAAGAAGACGCACCAGCAGTCTCAGTTGGTGATGGTTCACGGGTTGCAGGTCTTGGTGTTGGACCAAAGGGTGAACCTGGAGTCAACAAGAAGAAACAATTAACCCCATTCCTTACATTTATTAGAAGAAAAGCACCCGTATAATGTGGATATTAGAGTGGCTTCCTAACTGGTTGTTCTATGCAATTTTCTTTGCAGGCTTACTAGGGTTACTAGCAAGTTATGTAATGAAATTCATTCCATTCGTTTACATATACAAAACACCAATTCAATTAGGTTCTATCATTGCAATCGTTTTTGGTACATATATGGCAGGTGCTATATCTAATCAAGAGGCATGGGAAGCAAGAGTCAAAGAGATGGAATTAAAAGTTGCAGCCGCTGAAGTGCAATCTGCAAAAGAGAATATCAAGATAGTTGAAAAGATTGTCAATAAGACACAGATTATTAGAACACGTGGTGATGATGTTATTAAGTATGTTGACAGAGAAATTGTAAAGTATGACACAAAGTTTGCACCAGGCGGTGTATGTGAAATACCACAAGAATTTATCAAAGCACACAATGATGCAGCCGAGGCACCAAAATGAAATATATACTACTTCTCTTGATTGTGTCTGGATGTTCTACAACTGTGCCTGTTACTGCAAAATTTCCTGATGTACCAGAAAGGCTATTAGCAAAATGCCCTCAATTAGAAAAATTAGAAAACGAAGCAAAGTTGTCCGACATAAGTAAGACGATTACTAATAATTATACGACATATTATGAGTGCGCTGTCAAAGATGATGCGTGGATTGAATGGTATCAAACACAAAAACAAATCTTTGAAAGAATCAAGTAATGGAATTATCATTAGAACAATTAAAACAACTACTTCCAAAAAATCCATATGTTGCACACTGGCATCATGCACTAGAACAATTACTACCAGACTATGAAATCAATACACCACAACGTATTGCTGCTTTCATTGCTCAATGTGCTCACGAATCTGGTGGTTTCACTGCACTAAAAGAAAATCTAAATTACAAGGCCGCAACACTACGCAAAATATTTCCAAAGTATTTTCCCGATGATGCGATTGCAGCTGCATATGCAGGCAAGCAAGAGATGATTGCTAACAAAGTATATGCAAATCGTATGGGCAACGGAGATGTAGATTCTGGTGACGGTTTCCGTTACTGTGGTCGTGGTCTTATTCAATTAACTGGTAAATCAAACTATCAAGCATTTGCAGATAGTTTAGAAATGGATGTAGACGATGTTCCTGAATATCTTGCTACTTTTGAAGGTGCAGCTCAATCTGCATGTTGGTTTTGGGAATCAAATAATCTGAATCAGTGGGCAGATAAAGGCGATATCGTAACACTGACTAAGAGAATAAATGGCGGTACCATAGGACTTGAGGACCGTATTAAACATTATGAACATGCCTTACACGTTTTAGGAGTTTAATATGGCTGAAGAAAAGAAAAAAGATGAAGACTGGATGCAAAAGAAATGGCGTCCAGCGATGGGTTGGATGTACATGGTGGTTTGTTTCTTTGATATGGTTATCTTCCCAGTTGCATGGAGTATTTTACAAACTCTTACGCATACACAAATTACACAGTGGCAACCTCTGACACTACAAGGTGCAGGTCTATTCCACTTGGCAATGGGTGCCGTTCTAGGTATCGCAGCATTTGGTCGTACACAAGAGAAGATTGCAGGAACAGCAGCAAATGTTTCAGCACCTGCACCTTCAGCACCTGCAGCAACAGGATTTGGTTCTAGTTTCGATGCAACACCAGCACCAACAGGACCTGTCACAGGATTCGGTGGTAAATTAGCACCACCTGCAGCACCACAACCTCCAATCTAAGGAACTGATATGAAAAATTTATTTGTAGTATTTTTATTGTCTCTCGTATCTACTGCATTTGCAGCTGAAACTAAACAAGTTTGCCATGATAAACTTGATAAAGCGGGTAAGCCTATTTTTGACAAAAAAACAAGCAAATCTAAACAAGATTGCAAAACAATCAAAATCCACAAAAAGCTAGAAGGCACAGAAGTACCTGTGAAAAAATAAATGGCAACTACAGTAGAGAGAATAGGTATCGTTGAGACTAAGGTAGAAAATCTCAATGAGAAGATGGATGAACTTAAAGTAGATGTTAAGGAAATGCATGATTGCCTTGATAAGACTAGAGATGGCTTGACTGAGAAGTTGGAACAGATGTATAATGCATCATGTACGCAACATGAATCTTTGGCAAAAGAAATCTCTGAGTTGAAGAATCAGAGAGATAAGTGGATATGGTGGGCAGCAGGTGCAATGGCAACATTCGGTTGGGCAACTGGCCACGCGGATGTTATCCTAAAGGTTTTACATTTGCTTTAATTTTTACTTGACAAACACCTTAGGGTGTGTTATATTATGTTATGTCTCTTTCTATCGAATCAAAATATATCAGGTTAATTTCTTCTCGCTTGCGTAACTTCAAGCAGAAGAAAGATTACCTATGGAACTTCTCCTGCCCGATTTGCGGTGACAGTAAGAAGAATCTGAGCAAGGCAAGAGGTTATGTGTTCCAAAAGGGCACTAACCTCTTTTTCAACTGCCATAACTGTGGAGTAGGTACAAATCTTGGTAATCTCATCAAACAAGTTGACCCATCATTACATAAGGAATATGTACTTGAGCGGTATAAATCGGGTGAATCCGGCTTCTCCAACTTTAAATCACCAAGCTTTGACATACCAGCACCAAGGTTTGATAAAGTTGCAAAAGAAAAACACTTCGAACACGCAGAGTGGGTCAGCAAACTCCCAAGTGGACATTTTTGTCTAGTATACTGTACAAATAGACGCTTTTTGTCTATAATGAGAGACAGTTTGTTGTTCACACCGAACTACAAAAAGTTTTGTGATGCATTAGTCCCAAATCACGGCAAAGAAATTACTGCTGATGCAAGGCTTGTAATTCCCTTCTATGACAAGTATAATACACTTATTGGTGTATCTGGTCGTGCATTGGAGAATAGTGATTATAAGCTACGATATGTTACACTAAGAACTAATGAATCGCAAGATAAGTTAATCTATGGTCTGGACAAAGTAAACACTAACGAACTGGTGAAGATTGTAGAGGGACCGCTTGATTCAATGTTTCTCACCAATTGTGTAGGTTCAGGTGATAGTGCGCTGAT